TACGAATCGTTTGCTTACCTAATTCCGGTTTCCAAAAAATTGTTGAGTAATCTGTTTTCTCTCTTTGCTGGCCGCTATTATTTAACGTATCCAGCTTTGCGCGTATAGCATTTAAATCCATATAACTAATTGTATTATAACGTTTATTGTAATATAAGAAGAATATTTTAATTCTCCAACTCTATAATCTTATAAAGTTTAGTGTTGACCCTTTTTAGTTCAGGCCCTTTGGTCAGAAGTATACAATTTCTGTAATCTGGCCAGTTTATACGGTACGATGTGTCAAGTACACCGCCGTTAAGTTCTTTGATGAGAGTGTTGAGTGCATTAATCGTATAAAGAGTATTTGATTCTTTTTTACGGTGCACAAGAATAGTGTTATCTAGGAAAGTTCCTACATTTCCAAAATCAACATTGTATGTGCAGATATATTCATCTTGAGATTTAGAATATAGCACAAAGATTTTGTTATATATGATTTTGTACCTGTCCTGAATTTCTTCTAATATTCCATCTAGCGTGTCTTCAGTGGCAAAAGTACAGAAAAGTTTGTTGCTCATATCTTCATTTAAGTATATCGGCTCTAAGTCATAATCAAATGCCGATTTCGTAACTGTATTAATCATATATAAATATCTTTTTTATATTATAACAAGAGATCTTTTGCATATTTAACTTTTATTGGGTATTTCCCACCTTCTTCCAAGATCTTTTGTAGTTTTTCTAATGTTTCTTTACCATCTTCTTTATGAAAATCAAAAAGCAATGCATCGTAAGTATACAAAACTAGCCTTGTCTTCTTGTCTTTTAGAAAACGAAGAGCTTCTTTTAAGATAAGAATATTTCTTGAAGTCTCTAACGATTGCATCACATAATTCATTAGCTTTTGAGGATTCATGTCTTTTAGTCCTCTGCCAAATACTTTTCCACTAATAGGCGCCAAGATTTCTCCGTCATTTTCATATCGTCCCCAAAGCTCTCTGACATAACTATCAATTTTTGTAAAGATTTCAAGGAATGCCCATTTCTCTGGGATTTTACCATAAATTGCGTGAAAGTTAGTTTGTTTTGCTTCTTTGTACTCGTCTTCATTTATCTCTTCTTTGTTAAAGTATATTTTAGCTAGTTGTTCATGGGCTGAATCTGAGGATAAACGGTAATCAATCTGCTCAGAAAGTAAGCGAAGGTGATACCCGTCAAAATCCAACTCAACAAAGTAATCCCCGGTCGGTCTAAAACATTTCCTATGTTCCGGGCTTTTAGGGATAGCAGCGAAATTAACGCTATTAAAAGCATTAGTTGGTCTAGAAGTAACATTGTATAAATTATAAGAGGTTAGAACAGTATTATCTACTGTATTAAATAAAGGATTACGAGGAGTAAACATTTTTTTAAAAGCCTCGTAGTGAATCCCGATACCCGACTGCTCAAGTAAGAAAAATACATTGGTTGCAGTCTTATTATAAAAGTCAAAGCCAGATGGAATCTCATATTCTATTACATGCTTGACTTGTTCGTATACTTTCTCACAAGATTCATAAAGTTTACTGATAGGTATCAGCTGGTTTATGTTAGGAAAGTCTCTAAATTTATTATAGAAGTGATTTAAGGTATTATTTTCTCTAGAATACTCTAATCTGTCATATTTTACCATAGAGTAAAGTAATGATAGATCTATGGCTTCCTGTAGATTAAAGTGATAGAGAAGGTTTTTCTTGTTAACTGTATATAGTTTACTTGCAGAAGAAAGAATACTGTAGATACGGTCTTTTGGAACGTTTAATCCTTCATCGTGATTAATAGGAATAATGTAGCCGTGTTTAGAATTTACCGGTCTAATGTAAACTGCAATGGTAGAAGTAAGCTTAGGATGGTATAAATCGTTAGATGATATTACATCTACGTATAACCCTAATTTTGATAACCGTTGTAAGCTATCTAACTTACTATCTTGCTCTACAATATAAAACACTTATATAACCTTTTATGTAATATAAGATAATTTTACTTACGAACAAACTGTCCTGGGTCTTTTAATATTTGCTCTCCAATTCCCGGTAAAATCTTTTCAGCTTGATTAATAACGTCTTGGTTTTTAGCTTTTGTACCTGGATATAGATAACCGTTAATAATTTCGTCTTCAGGATTCCCAGTTACATACCATTCAATCTTTATAGTACGTCTATATAACTTACCCTCTTTTTTTTGAGCTAGATATTTTTCTTTATCCAATTCAACTACTTTACCAGTTCTACCGTCTTTAGCAAAAAATCTAGTAAACGTTCCTTTTGAGTAATCTTTTTCAGAAGGTGTACGTTTTACATTTACAAAAGTTGATTTAGGGTCTTCTGTTTCGTCTGGTATTAATTCTAGAGGTTCTGATTTAGATGTTATTTTAGTACCTTTGAATAAGTTACCTAAATGGTCCATAACAAAAGCACCAAGAAATGGTAGACCAGATTTCGGGTCTATCAATTTTCCTTGAGGTTTTCCTCCTTTTTTTTGTTTAGATTTAGGTAAATACATTACTGAGTTGCGTAAAATTGGGTTTTAATATTTGTATACCATTTATTATCGGTTCCTATCTCATGATCAACACCTGTGATAATGTAGGCATAATCATCGTACTTGCTAGGAAGTAGTCCTCTAGCAATTCTAAAAGCGGTTCCTATTTTGAACCCGGTTACTCCTAACATTTTAAGAGAAAGTTCAACAGGAACTACTCCTTTTGGTGGATTACCATCCTTACGTTGTTTATAGTACCTGTTTAGTTCAGCTATATTCTCCTGTCTTAATCTATTCCACTCTTCTGAATCAACTTGTTGATCTCTAAAAAATTGTTGAGCTGCTGATGCATCTGGTGGTCCATTGTTAAACTGCTCCCAGACGAATTCTAAATCTTCTATATACTGCTCTCTTCTTTTTTTAGCTTCTTCTGCTTGAGTAGCTGCATCTTTCTTCTCATCTGGTGTTTGTCCTTTTCTTTCTATATGTCTATCAACTGCACCTGAGTTCCACTTGAGGATTGCTTCTACGTTATCTTTATAGTTACCTGAGTTACCTTGTGCAGCAATAGAAATTTGAGATGAGGTAGCAGATGATATTTTACTGTTTAGGCTTATATCTACTATAGAAGAAGATAAGCCGGTTAATGCTATTTCTTGAAGATTTCTTCTACTGTCGGTGTTTCTTCTATCTACTACTTTATATATACATCTAGTATGATCGAAGAATAATCCTAAATCGTTTATTTCACCAAAAGCATTATTAATACCGGAAAGTATTTCTTTGAGAAAATCATAAACTCCTACTCCTTCTTCTTGTGCTCCATCTATTACTGTATTTACACATTTTTTTACAAAATATGTAGAAACCATTATATTTAGAACATCATCTTTTTTATCACCTGCGTAAGTTTCAGCGTTTTTATGTATATTATTTAAAGATACTGAGTAGTATTTACCTTCTTTAAAAGGTGCTTCTAGGTTAGTAGGTATTTTAGGAGGAATAGCAATTAAAGGATCTATACTAAAGTGCTGATCTATAGTTAAATATTTTTCTCCATATTCAAGACTAAACGGTATTAAATTTTCTCCTTTTTCTGCGTTTTTAAGGCTAATAAACTGATTGTAAATATCCAGTATAGTCCTTAATGGTATGTATTGAAGTTCAATTCCTTTATCGCTTCCTAAAATTCCTTCTCCTCCTAGTTCTTGTTTACATCTGAAGACCTTAAATGGTTGCAATTTAGGTGCTATATCTTTAGCTTGACCATCGGTATTGAGCCAGTCTTTACCGTCAAATTGATCACCTGAGGTTTTTTCTTCTAATCTTTTAAATATAAAGTGGTATGTACTTTTACGTTCTTCTTTGTCTTTTTCTTTTTGTTTTTTTTCAGCTTTAGTAGCATCAGAAGTTTTACCCATAGAAAGAGATTCTAATATAACTCCTCTACTTACGACCTTGATACTGCAGTCATATCCACCGTCTTTTCTAAAGGTCCAGCTAAAGTTAGTTATATATCCAAACATTCCGTCATAATTTCCGAATGCATTTTCTCTAAGATTTTGAATCTCTTGGTCTATTACTGATGTCTTTTGAGCTGTAAAAAATGTTTCATCTTTTACTGTAGTAGCATTGCTGGCAAATTTAATTTGCTTTTCATTATCTACATATACTGAGTGTCCCCATTCTAGTAGGCAAGTATACCCAGGTCTAAGGAAAAGTAATTCTGCTCTTTCTAAATCTTCTAAAGTCCAGACTGTAAACCCTACTTCAGCTTGCATTAAGGTACCGTACGTATTTTTAGCAGCTACCTTTAAGCTAGTAATGCCGGGCATCGGCCTCATTCCTAAATTTCTGTTATTATTATATGTAGAAGCAGCGTCATAATCAGTACCAAAATTTAATCCTTTTACTTCAGTATCGAAAAATGCAGCTCCTCTTCCACCAGTAAGTACAAATAATTCAGCTTCTTCTGAGGATAAACTGTCTAGTAGAAATCCTAACTGACTAGGGTCTTTTGCAGCATTATCTATAGCAGATTTTCCTGCTGTAACTTTATTAACACTAGAGCGTAGCTTTACCCAAGCAGTATTACTATTAATTACTTGAAGATGTTCAATAGATTTAGGGGAATCGCCAAAGAGTTCCTCTCTTACTTTAAGCTGATCGCCTGCAAGCTTAGGAATAGATGCTCCAAAAGTTTCGATTGGTTCTGCCATTATCTTTGTGCGTTAACATCGTCAAATTGTCTTCTTGCTCTGGCGGCATCGGCTGGTATACGAAGTTGTATACCTTTTTCAACAGCTAACCCATCAGTTTTAGAAACATTTGCTGATGCTATCACCCACCAAAGACTACTATCATTATAAAACTGCTGGGCTAGTGTGTCATATCTATCTCCGTCAGCAGTAATTATATATGTATCGTTTTCAGAAACAGGAATTTCTGGGTATATTACGTTTGTAAAGTACCTTGTTCCTCTTTGAGTTTTGAATATTTCTTTATTTTGAAATCTATTAGGCATAACTATAGTGTTGAATCAGTTCCGTCTACTCTTGTAATAACTGCTTGTTCACCATTTTCTTTATATGCAAATCCTCCATTTACATAATTTGTAGGTTGTCCATTTACTGCAATTACCTTTTTAGTTGCTTTATCATACTCATATGTAAAGCCATTTGTATAGTAAAAATCAGTTTCTCTTTTTGGAGGAGTCACTTGTTCTTCTTCTTCTCCTGCAGCAAATACTTTTCTACCTATGTATACTTCTCCTTGTTGAACATCAATATCAGCTTTAACATTAAAGTCGTGAATAGGTGTAAAGTTCACTGATATATCTAATATATGAGGAAGTTTTGGAGTCCCCAAGCTTTCAACATCTATTTCCCATGGATAGTTTTTGTCCCATGTTAAATTTACTGAGCTAATAAACCCTGCAACTCTATCCAAATAATCTCCTACAGTTACTTTTACTAAAGTCCCTCTCATAAACTGACCATTTTCAGCGTAAGTAGGAGCTGTAGAAGCTACTAGGTTATTGAGTTTATTATAAAGTGGATACATTTCTCTTCTAGACAATGCAGCCATCTTAAAGTTAAAACTAATATCTCTTTTAAATCCTTGGTAAGTATAAAACTCTTCAGCTCTACCTACATATTTTGTACCAGACCAATCTCCTGTATAGTTGTCTGAGAAATCATCTAAAAAAGCTCTAAAGTATAAGTATTTATCTTGAGCTTTAACTTCTGTGTTTAAAACCCATGGGGCAAATACTTGAAATTCAAAAGGTATAATATCTCCTAAAGCTCTTTGAGTAAGAACGTCATAAGAATTAACTCTATCAGGTTTAACTTTAGATTTATCTACGTTACCGTGATCTCCTAATCCATATTTAGTCTGAATATACAAGGGAGATTGAGTGTATGTTTGTCCGTCTTTTAGTTGGTACTTTACAAAGTCATCAGATGCAAATACGGTTTTTTTATCTCGTAATATATCTTGAGTTTGAAACTGTTTAAACTCTACATTAGGGGCAAAGTTGTCATATATTACTTTTGCATTTCTAGCCTTACCGGGATTTTCACTATTTTGAGCCTGTTGACTTTTAACTATATCTCTACCAGATACACCTCTATCCTCTGATACAGGTAAGTTATCGGCTCCTAGTTTTTGTATATGACTAGGTACGTTGTCTCCTCTTTTAAGTTGAGACTGTATTTCTTCAGGTTCTTCTGCTGCTTTTTCAGTTCTGAATCCTTCTTGACCTAGATTGGCTGGATTAACTTTAAATATACTATCTAAGTTTTTAGGAACTCCGGCAGCTTTATCTTGTTTATTTTTAGAAAATATACCTTTAATCTTCTGCCCTAAATCTTTAAGGTCTTCTCTGAGGTAGTTTGTAGGATCGCCAGCTATATCAGCTTTGAGATCAAATTTACTATTAAGATCTACTAATTGAGAAGGTGCAGCTGGTGCGTATCCTTCCTGACCTTCATTATCGTTTATAATAGTATCTCCTGAAAGTGCTTTAGGTGCACCGTTAAGTCCACCGCCAATATTTAAAGTATTTCTTAAAAATTTACCTAAACCTGATTGAGGATCTCCTCCTTCTTTTAAATACTGTCCTCCATTAAACCCTCTTATAAAGTGAGTTCCTGTACCGTTCACCGGTACCTGGGCTAATATAGAAGCAGAAGCTTTAGCTGTATCTATTACTGTATCTTTAGCTTTAGCTAATATAGCTTTACCTAATCCTTTTAAACCTCCGGTCTTTCCGGCTTTTTTTAGGTTATTTAAAGTATTAGTTTGAGCTAAAAGAGCTTGATTACCAGCAAATTTTAATCCAGGTTTACTAGTTAGAAGTTTAGTAAAACGTTCTAAGTCATTTGTCCGAGCATTTAATTGATTGGTTTTCCTACCATCTTCTTCGTAAGAAGGTATTGAATGCTGAACATACGGTTTGTCCCCAGTATCAGAATATTTGAGGTTTCTCAGATCACTTCTGAGTTTAATTAGAGGAGTACCGTCCTTAGACATTTATTAAAATGTTCTTCCTTCTGGTGCGCTTGATCTATAAGTATTAGATGGTGCTTTACCGTCTAAGTCTAGAGCAGAGTATTCACCGGTTTGCTTATACTTAACATTAGTTGCTTCTTGCTTATTTTTAGCAATAAACCCTTTGTCAATTTTACCAAATCCAGGTGCTTCTTGTCCAAAGTTACCCTGTGCATGCATTTGAGAAGTAGGAGCTGCTGCTGCTCTTGTTACTGGTGTTTGTCCTACAAAAGACTGATTATTTTTAGTAGGTCCAGAATTTAATTTATCTAATAGTCCCATATTAATTGAATTAATTATTTATTATAAATAGTTATGAAGATTTTACTGCTGCAAGCATTAACGATTGTCCTGCTTTATTTCCG